GGTCGGTACTTCACGGAGGACCTGCTTGGCTGGCTGAAGAAGTTCGTGCGCGAGCCGAAGTTCGTGGGCGAGATAAGGGGCGACGCGATGATAGGGCCGAAGTCGCTGGACAACATCCGGCTCTACCCGAACGATTCGCTCCGGGACGAGGCGCTGAAGATATGGATACGGCCCACGGACAATGCGCCGGAGGGCAAGAAGGTCAAGAACCGCTTCCTCGTCACGGTGGACGTAGGCGGCCGCAGCCCCCGTTCGGACTGGTCCGTCATATCCGCGTTCGACCGGCTTTCGATGGCAGAGGACTTCGGTGCATTGGAGAGGGCGGCGGTCTGGAAGATGCACTGCGACCCGGACATCCTCGCCTACCGTGCCGCGCAGGTCGCCCACCTATACGACGACGCCCTGCTCGTGATAGAATCCAATACCTACGATTCAAAGAACAAGAAGTCCGACGATGCCGACAAGTCCGAGGGCGACCATACCTACACGGTGCTTGACACCCTGGGAGGTATCTACGAGAACCTCTACCGCCGGCGCACCCCTCCCGATAACAAGCGGGACAAGGAGACCTCGCACATAGGCTGGCACATGAACAAGCAGACGAAATACATGGCCTACGATGATTACACGGTGCGTCTCCGCGAGGGAGACTACATGGAGTATTCGCAGGATGCTTTCGACGAAGCGATGTGGCTCATCAACACCCCAGGCGGAAAGATAGAGGCCATGGAGGGTACGCACGACGATATACAGGACACAACCGCCGTGGGGAACTATGTCGCGTTCAACAAGATGCCGCCCGTGAGGATATTTGAGGACGCCCCTCGCAGGGCGCCCTCCGTATCGCACACGGGAACGGGCGGGGAATCCTCCTTTTAGGTGAGGCTGGAAAGGACGCTCTTCTTCTTGAGCTGGAAGAGGCGGCCCTTCAGCTTGAACAACTCTCCCACGAACCTGTCGGCGGTGAGTTTGTAGAAGTCGGGGTTGACGATGGTGGAGTAGACCTCCTTCAGTACGCCGTACTTGAGCGAGTTGTAGAGGCTCGCGTCCACCGTGGTCAGCACGTTGTCGTTGTACGAACCATTGTCGAGCAGGGTGAATTCGACATAGTGGCCAGCCGCCGGCCTCCCGGATGCTCCGGTTTCTTCCGCGTCGTCATCGAAAGCAGACGAGACTGCATTGGTGATTTTGGCCATGGCCTCGTAGATGTCGGGGAGCGTTGCGCGGATGGCGACCTGGACGAGGTCCTTCTCGTCGTCGCTGATGGCGTAGTCGTCGGTCAAAGCGTTCCCATCCTTGGTGGAGAGGTTCTTCGACATGTAGTTGGACATGAGGGACACGTCATTGAAGAGGGTGTCCCTGTTGTAGTAGAACAGGATCTTGTTCGGCGTTCCGGTAATTTTACTGAACATAGGGCAGTATTGTTAAGGGTTTGAAACTAAAATGGTCTTCCGATGGGCCGCTCGATGCAGTGGCGGCGGAAATGGATTACTTGGCGAATCTGGTCTTTGTATCCCTCGCTTCCGAAGTCCGTCCCGTGGCCGTACCATTTCTCCAGGCACTTGGCGATGACGAACTCCAGGCAGTGAGAGGATAGCGCAGGAAGGAGGGCCGATTCGTGGTTGTCGGTCATTGGCAGGGTGTAGATGGTGGTGAGGAAGCCGGTGTCCTCGTCCTTGCGGTTGACGATGCTTCCGCCGACGCGGGTTGTCCTCCGTGCGAGAAGGGCCGAGAGTTCCGCGAGTGCAGACCGGTAGTACCGCTCAAAGAAGGCCCGGTCGTCGTCGGTGATGACCGTCCCGTCCTCCTTGGGGTTCTCCGAAGCCCGCTGGTACGATGCCATGAGCGATTCGTCCGTCACGCGGGCGAACACCTCCTCCTCGTGGATGCAGACGGTCCAGATGTTGGTGATTGTTCTGTCGATTTCCATATCTTTCCTCCTTTATCTGTTTGCGAACTCCATCGTGGAAGTCATCATGTTTGGGTCTACATCGGGCAGGGAAGCCTGAATGTCGGCGAGCTGCTGCTGGCTGACGCCCTGCCCGTTCTGGATTTGGTTCTGCGCCTGGCCGATCTTCGCAAGGAGGTCCTTACCGAACGGGACGCCCATCTGCGCGTACTGCTGGATAGAGGCCGCGCCGTTCAGAAGGAGGTTCGCCATCAGCTGTTCCTGGAAGAGGCGCGCCACCGAATGGTCCATCGCCCTTCGGATCTGGTTCTTCAACTTGAACTTCCTGACTTCGGAAGCGACATAGCGCTTCGCAGCCTCGTTCGACCCCTCCGGGGCAGGGCAGTATTCGTCGTCCAGGTACTGCTGGATGAGTTGGATAAGCTTGTAGTCCCTCTGCTCGAGGAACCACGCGTATGCCTCGGAGTAGTCCAGGACGTTGATCTGCGAGTTGGACACCTGCTGCGCATAGAGGGACGCTGGGGTGCCGGCCACGGCGGCCTTGCCCTGCATCGCACCCTGGACACCGGAAATGTCCATCATCATCTTCATCATGAGGTTGATCATCTCGAACTGGCCGATGTTCACCTGGTGGCCGGACAGTTGCTGGGGCGGGGTGACGCCATCCTTCAGTTTAAGTTTGACAACGCCCCTGTAACGGGTCCACTCCTCGGCGATGTCCTCCAGTTCCATGTCGTCCGGGATGCTCGCCTCGTCCACGATGAGGACGCCCTGCTGGGACGCGGACATGGCGAAGTCGAGGTTGATGAGCATGCGGTTGACCATCCGCTGTTGGTCGATGAGGTCGTGTACCATGCCGTACGCCTGCCCCTGGAAGAGCGGGTAGAACTTCACGACGTAGCAATGGCCGTTGTGCTGGTAGGGGTTCTCTGCCTCCCAGAGGACATGTCCCCATGGGGAGAGGTGGTAGTAGACCCAACGGCGGACGTACTTCTTGTCGTAGACGAGGAGCAGCTGGTTCGCGGGGTCGTCGTAGTCCACGCCCAGTTCCGCGGCCATCTTTTTGCGGCGCCCGATCTCGGCCTCGACCTCCTTCTCCTTGTCCGGGAACTCCCGCGAAGAATAGACCTCGAAGGTCGCGTCTGCATAGTCATGCACGGCGAGGTCCCAGAATCCTTCCATCCGGCAGATGCGGATGATGCGGCAGTTGCCGTCACTGGCCGCGCCGAGGAAACTCTTCGCCGCCGGGTTCGCTTGCACCAGCGCCTTGTACATCACGGGCAGGGTGTTGATGCCCCGTGAGTAGATGTCCTCCAGCGCCAGCTCCTGCGCCCTGTTGTGGGCGTACTTGGACTTCACCTCGTCCAGCGGCACATCAATGAAGTCGCCGCAGAAATGGATGTCCTTCCCGGCCACGTCCACGGCGTCGGGGTTCTGGAAGTAGCGGTGGTAGTCTATCGCCTTGAAGAACGGCATCGACTGCTTCAGCTCCTCGTCATAGGAATAGCCCGTGATGTAAATCGCCGCGCCCGTGACAAGGAAGGACTCGTATTCGCGGGCGTCCCTCTCCGCGTGGTTATTGTAGCGGAGGACGTCGTTCATCCGTACGCTCATCTGGTCGGCGGCGTCCTGCCCGCCCTCGTCCGAGGAATAGACGATGGATTTGTAGGGGGCATCGCGGAGCTGGCCGATGACGTTGCGGACGATGGGCCGGATGAGGTTGTGCTTCAGTGCGGGACGTCCCTGGCTCTTGATGTACTCCTCCTCCGTGATTCTCTTCACGCATCCGCAGCGGTCGCGGGTCTCCACCATGTCGCCCCATTGGTTGCCCTTGTAGTACTCCGCGCTACGGTCGGCCTGCATGCGGTAGTGCAGGAACGAGTCGTTGCATTGGCCGGCATAGATGAGGAGGTCCATGGATTCCTTCGTCACGGCGAACTCGTTCCCCGTGAGCTGGATGCTCCCGTCTATCCCGACCTTCGTCTTGGGTCTCGGCGCCCTGCCGGCCCTCGACCGCAGGACCCTTATGTCTGTCTCGGTTACTCGTTTCATAGTCTATCAGTCACCATATTCTAATTTCAAGAGTTTCTCTGCGAGGTTGGCCTGGGCGTCGTAGTATTCGTGCCAGGCATTGGTCATGTCCTTGTATGCGTTGGCCTTCTCGGCTTTCTCCTCCTCGGTAGTCTCCGGCAAAGAGGCCCAATAGTCCTTTGCATCCTTCCACTTCTTCCGCAGGGTGTCCACGCCGGGGATCTTGATCTCCACCCTCTCCCTGTATTTCTTTCCCTTCTGCCTTCCGCTCTTGTGGACCTTGTCGACCCATTCGTACTCACCAGTACCCTTGTCCCTCATTCCGTCGTAGTACATCTTGCCAAGTTCGTATGCCTTGCCGGAGAGAATCTTCTGCACCTTCGCCTTGGCGGGGAGATCCTCCGGGGTCTCATAGGCAATCTTCTCGGTGATGTCGCCGGAACCGTTGTAGAGGTTCATCTTCAGCACCGTCTTCTGCGAGAGC